GGAAACATAAAGCGAAACCACCATATCAAATACGGTGGGTGAAGATTGAGGGACAGTGCGGATATAAGTTACGGTAGCTCCATTGCTACCCGTATAACCAGGCGAAGCAACGGCAGCCGAACCGCCACCCGACCATCTAATGTAAACAATGTAATTAGCCGTAACATTCGGCAAATACATGTTATTATTTGGTCCGTCCACGATCCATGCTGGATCGTCAGCATCAGTAAAGGAAAATTTAGAAGTTCCAAGAGGAGTTGAATTCGAGACTATTCCTGCCCTTGTTGCAGCATGCAAAGGTACAGATGTAAGGCCTAGCCCAAAGGAACTAACTGGTTTAAATAGCTCCACCTCATAAGAAACCCATAACTCCCCAATAACATTAGTCTGCCCTGATTGAGTGCCATCAACACGATAATCGACAGCACCTAATAAATACGTTTTAGGGTCAGAACCGGCAGGAATTTGTTTATAAGTACCATTATAAATGTACAACCTCTCCAATGGGTTTTCTCGTGGCGCACATTCGATGGGCAATACACAATTATCCGAAACTTTGGTGTCAACAGCCCACATATACTCCATAAGAGCCTTCTTAGAGCTGGCAGGAGATATGTCGGTCCGATAACGCGTAGCCATCGAAAATGTGCCCATGGCAGTATTAGTGCCAGACACCAGAGCTACCGCACTGGTAGACTTATACTCAAAGATAAGGCCAGTAAATCGGTACTCTTGAAAAGAAGTCGCAACCTGGGATAGCCAAGGAAAAGATGCCAAATCGCCAGGATTAATCTCGAGGGTACCTGACCCGACATTAGCGGAAACGTCCATGACGTATTCCTTATGCCTAAGGAGGATACTCTCATTAGTACTATGTATAGAAGGAACCTGGCCATTCGTGTTCCAAAGAACATTCTGGTTCATCCGATAAGAACCCGAACCAAAAATTTCAGGAATGCCAGTAACAAATCTGCCAGCAGTATTGCCAACTCCACGGACAAAAGCACCGATATCATTAAGAGATACCAGCACGCCTA